AACTAGACTTGATGCACTAACAAACGCATCTAAAACAGTTGATATAGATTATGCTTCACAAATAGCTGTGTTAGAAGAAAAAGTTGCAGCATTAAGCGAATCACATGGCCACACTAAAATGTTAGTTAATGCCGCTGAGATAAAATTATTAAAAGTACAAATCGAAGAAATCAAAGTTAGCACGAGTAATCCGTTAGCAAATTAATGGCTATCAAACAAAAAATAAAATTTAATACTGAAGTCGTAAAAGGTTTATGTCCTGAATGTGAACAAGATACTCTTTTAGTATCACTTGTGCCTGATTTTTTTAGATGCACACTATGTGGTAATGATCTTAAACAACACGTAAATGGTAAAATTAGTTATATGCCTGTGTTAAATACATCGGATAAGGACAATCTTTTAAGTATAGATGACTAATGGCCAAACAAAATTTTTCTTACTACGTTAAAAGAGAGCAAAACAAGAAACGTGGACCACGACAACATAAAAAATGTTTAAACAAATCAGAAAAACGTCAAAAATCTCAAAAAAGATATATCGGTCAGGGTTGACAACCGTCAAATAATATCCTATTCTCCTTTTTAGAAAGCGAGGAAACATGAAAACAATAACATTAAACGTAAAAGGTACATCACAAAGTCAGTGGTCTACATTTATATTAGAGTTAAATCTAATGAAGAAAGCCTGGATAAGATACGGTGTTGAAGTAGAATTAAAAGCACCTAATATAAAAAAAATAATAACACAAGGGACAAGTAATGGTAAAAACGATAGTAATCCTGGTTCTACTGTTCAACGGAAACCTAGTAAAAGAACCGTTACACTTGCCATCTTTGGTTAGTGTAAGCGATTGTTTTGGATATGCGAGAATGCATATAGATGCCATTACAACACACAGCTATGATGACCCTAGAGGTCAAGGCTTCTATCTAAATGATGGTAGAGGCACGGTACAAGGTTTTATTTGTAAGTAATTAAATAATAGGTTGCGGGACACACATAAATTTAGTGTAAGCACCATGTTTGTTTACAAATTCTCTATCAAGTTCTTTAATCAAATCACTAGAATATTGATAGCCATAGACAGTGCAATCGTACACATCATTAAAACCATTAATTTTTGCAGGCACTTGTTGACACTCATTTCCTGGAACGGTGCTACAAATATACATAAATAAAAATATTTTAATCATTGACAAATCCTATTATAATCCTATATAGTCATTATAAACAAATGAAAGAGGAAAAATGACTGACATAACAAAGTATAGAAATGTATCATTAACACATGACACATACAAGAAATTGATAGCATTGTCGAAGGTACTATTACCTGATGCAAAATTATCTATAAGTAAAACTATTGAATCAATTGCAAACGAGAAAGCGAAAAAATACAATGGCAAACTCAAAGACGCGTAAGCATAGAGGAATATGTAGTGACTGTAATGGCAATGGATATAAACAATGTCATATAGAGGAAGGTAGAGAACACGTAGTCATACAATGTGATACCTGTAACTCGGAAGGGGAAATTTATGTGGATGAGTCCGAAATTATTGAGTCTTATATTGATGCTGATACTGTGGCAGATGATGTTGGCAAGTTGCACTAGAGACTTGACTCCTAACCCTTACACAACAATATTAAAATATATGATGAAAGATAAAAATGAATGATAATTTTCACTTAGACACTGCATACATTGCAGGATTGTTTGATGGCGAAGGATCTTTGACTTACAAAAAATATAAGGAAAAGAAAAAAACAGGTACCTATGATTGTTGGCGTATTGTTATGGAGATATCTATGACTGATAAAAATGTTATAGAACTTGTACACGAGACGTTAATGGTAGGCACTGTTAGACCTAAGAAGGTCCCTAAAGGTATGAAACCACAATGGCGTTGGCGTTGTTCGTTTAGAGATTGTTTGGCAGTGTGTAAGAAACTATGGCCCTATGCTATTGTTAAATTACATAAGATCGAACAAGTAATAGATCACTACGAACCAGAGATACAAGATCTAAATGACAATGTAGTCGAACTAGATAAATTTAGAGACAACATTTGGTTCGGGAAAGAAAAAAAATGATAGATAGAATAGTATATAAAATATTAGAGCGAATAAACCATTACTCAACTGCTTTAACTTCATGGTCATGGCAAAAGTTATGGTCTAATAAAAAGGAGGGTTATGGCTACAAAAAACGTAAAGGCAAGTAATTGGGATGGTAAATCTAGACCAACTAACAAAGCTTATGATGATAATTATAATAGAATCTTTGGTCAAAAAGAGATTAAAGAATTAGATGAATCATTAAAACAATCTAAAGCTAATAAGAAAGAAAGGGTAAAAAATGGATAATGAACTAATAAAGCAAGAACGTAGACAATGGCGAGAGAATAGTTTGTTACAAAGTAGATCTATTCAACGGTTATCTGAGGAGTTAGATATGTTACGTAAACAAAAGGAAATGCTTCAAGAGAAGTTATTAAAGGTAGTGACTAATGATGGATGATAAAGACGCTATGGTCTACCAAAAGTTAATCGATAAACTAGAAAAAACTAACACGCCTAAGGGACCTAAAAAATCTAATAGATACAACTATATACAAGGAAAACAAATCACGGACCCCGGAACAGGAAAACGTGTTTACGAGATAAGTAATTATAGACTTCCTTCAGTAACTACGATATTAGGAGCCACCAAAAATCAAGATTTTATAAAAAAATGGAAGGCTAAAGTAGGTGAACAAGAAGCAGAACGAATTAAGAATCATTCAAGTTCCAGGGGGACCTGTATGCATAAATTTCTCGAACATCATGTTCTCGGAACTGGCTGTGTTGATCTTACAAGCATCGGACAAGAGGCGCGTCCCATGGCCGACAAAATTATCGAGATGGGTTTATCGGCAGTGGATGAGTATTACGGTTCGGAAGTTACGTTACATTATCCGGATCTATACGCAGGTGCTACAGACCTTATCTGTTCACATAATGGCATGGAGACTGTTGTTGACTTCAAACAAAGTAACCGTCCGAAGAGGGAAGAATGGATTGAAGATTATTACATGCAAATTGCAGCATACGCCATGGCCCACGACTACGTCTATGGTTCCAAAATTAAACAAGGAGTTATCATGGTATGCACGCCTGACTTATATTACCAAGAGTTTAAAACTGACGGATTGCAATTAAGAAAATGGAAACATGAGTTTCTCAAAAGATTAGATATGTTTAATGAGTTACAACATGATGAAAAAGAACGTACAAAACCAATGAAACCAGAAGATTTTGTTAAGTGATAATAATGCAACATGTGGCAAAAATACATCAATTGTGTTTAAATCAAGGCAAGATTAAGGCACAAATTGTCGACACCGGGGGTGTCGCAAGGGTGTCGAAGGGGTGTCGCAAACCGGGTTTAGGTGTCGACATTTCATGGTTGTTTAGAACAATTCTAAGTTATCTGCGTCATAAGTGTACAAAATTAGGCCAATTGTCGACACCTTCGACACCCTGCCGACACCCTGCCGACACCCCCCCTGTCGACAAATTATGGTTAAATAACCTTTGGTATAAGCTACTTATAAGAGATAGGTATCACTTATTTACTAATGCCGACACCCTTTTAGATTTTAGCGCAAATGTAATAAAAAAAAATATAAATACCCTGTTAGGTGTCGACAATCGAATTAAGGCAAAAATATGATTGGAACTGTATTTAGTATGATGACAGAAACAGACTTTTGGGATATGTTTAATAAGAAACACAACTCAAAATATTATGCCGAAAAGAAAAAACAAATCCAGGAATCTAAATACGTATTCAAAACCAAAATTAATAAAAGAACAGGTGAAGTTTCCGTACTCAAGATACAAGATTGATTGGTGTGATATAATTACGGAAGGTGGCTGGGGTTCAGAGAAAGAATTTATTAATATGAAACTAGCGACACCAGTAAGTGAAGGTTATTTATTTAGTAAAGATAAACACACTGTTAAAATATTTGCAGGTTATGATATTGATGATGATGGGACTATTACTTTTAGTGAACGTTCTGTTTTCCCGACTTCTTGTGTTCTGAAGATGACGAAACTTCATTAATTTCTTCTGGTAATGCATCAACAACCTTCGCATTTAGAATCGGCGCGTAATCTTCTAGTATTTGTTTCATTTTTAATTCTAGTTCTGCCTCTGACATTTCTTCTAGCTTACCTGTTTTTATTATCTTCCGGTCTATATATAATCCTGCAGCCATGCCTCGGTTCTTTTCAGCGTTGGTCGCAGCAGAAAAAGCACCTTTCTTCAAAGCCTCTTCTCTAATCTTACCAAGTTCAGCTATATGTTTGTCATAAGTGACAGCGTATTTTTTAAGTTTCTCTTCTCGTAATGATCCAATGTATTGTACCACTAACGGAGATAGTCTAGGATTTTGTAATTCTGATGCTTCGACACTGGCTCTATTCTCACTGTAGCCTGCTGCAACAGCAGCTTCTCTTGCCGTAGTTCTGCCTTCATTGAATACGATATATTCAGCAAATCTTTTTTGCATTTCTGTTAATCTTTTTGGAACACCCATCTTGACATTTTAAGGTAACTATCCTATATTGTCAATATGAAAGATGAAGACAAAACATTTGAAAACGAGACAGTAATAGATTTTAAAAAAGCAAAAGAAGACAGAGGTCATAATGATCTTGAACTTACTATTGAAAAACTACGTACAAGCGTAAGAGACCTTATGATGGTCAATGATAAACATAGATTAATGATTAGCCAAGAATTACAAAAGAATGTTGAATTAACAAAAGAAATAAAAGAATTAAAAAAAGAACGATCAGATTATTATAATGTTAGTTAAAGATTTACAGCAGATATTAGGTCAGTTCACAGACAAACTTGCAAAAGGACAAAACAAAGTTGTAGGTAAAGGCAATGCTCTTGGATTTGCTAGAGTCTATATTGATATGAATAATGGTAGACTTGAAGAAGTTATAAGAATAGAAGCACAAGAAAATAACATCATAGCAGCTAAAGAAGGTGTAAGATTAGTTCTTAAAACTGCCACGCAAAAACCAAAACTAATTTTATAGAAGGGAGTATTATGGAAATAACTGAAGAACAAAGAAAACAATTGTTGCAGTATTTATGGTCAAAACCGTATGGAGAAGTTGCACAAATTATAACTATGTTAGCGTCATTAAAGCCAAAAGTGACTAACAGTGTTACCTCTAAAAAGTAAGTGGGACCAGAGTCTAAACTCTATCAAAAAGTGCGTAAGTCTTGGAGTGATTTTTCTCTTACAAGGCTGGAAAACCTTAGCTCTCTTGGCACTCCTGATCTATTGGTCAGTAATAATAATGGCCACTTTTTCACTGTTGAATTAAAAGTAACCAAGGGTAAAAAATTAAAGTTTTCTCCACACCAATTAGCCTTCCATGTGAAGCATCCGCACAATACTTTTATCTTAGCAGAGGCCCTCGGTCCATGTACCTCTAATCGTTTTCAAATGTTCCGTGGTTCTAGGATCTTGGAGCTTGACGCTTGTGGCTTGACGCTTGAAGCTTGCTGCTTGGGGCTTGAAGCTTGTCGCTTGATGCTATCGAAGCTTGGCGCTTGAAGCTTGCTGCTTGTTGCTTTCTAAATATTGGGGCTTGAGGCTTGCGGTTTGTAATTGGTTTCGGGGCCCTTGAATCTCTATGTCGTACGCACCAGCCGGTGCCATTTTTAAAAAAATCCATGTTAATGTTTACCATAACTAATGTTTGGAATCTCTTTATTCCAGCAAGCGCGGCAATCTAAACATTTTCCGCCTTGCTTCCCTGATGGGCAGGTCTCGGATCCATCGGTCACAACCGTTGAAGTATGGGCCCACGCCTTAGGCGCTGCGCCGTCGACCTTGGCACCTGATAACCTGATGATCATGTTGTCCGGGACCACTGCAGGGTCTGGAAGATAAGGCCGTTCTTGTGTTGGCATCCAGTGCTTAGTGTCAGGTGTTAATCTTGCAACTTCTAAAATTTTCGCCATGTGTTCGTGTGACTGTACATCGCCAGCATCGTGCCACCTGAAGACCTTCATCCGCTTAACCTGTGCAACCATAGCGTC